TAGAGGTCAAGACCGCAACCGGCAGGCTGCGCCCTGAGCAGCAGCAGTGGTTGGATGCGGTCCAGGCGGCTGGTGGCATTGCCGGCGTGGCACGCTCAGTCAGCGATGCGCAGGCATTGTTAAGAGATGTTGCACAGGGTTGATTAGGGCTGCCCATGGGCTATATTGAAGGAGTCGGGAGCGATCCCGGCATCCACCGCACCTTGAAAAATGAATACCGAAATCGCCATCGAGGCACTGAGCAAGATGGCCAAAGTGATCGGCTCCGCCGAATCAGTTGTGGCTGCCTTGCAAGCGCTCCGTGCAGATACCACTGACGAGCAGTGGGATCAGCTCTGTGACAACGATCTGGTCGACGCCCTCATCTGTGCCTGCATGGATCTGGAGAGCGAGCTCGAAGACTGAGCGTTAGGCCCTGCGGGGCCTTTTTTATTACCCAGCGGTCGGCGCTATCCGCAAGGACGCGCGCGGTGCTGCAGTCGCGGTGGCTGCAGCTGTAACCGTATCGGAGGCCGCTACCACTCCACCCAATCACCTAAAGCATCATGCGTGCACTGATCACGGCAGCAATCCTGCTGCTGTCGCCTGCTCAAGCCCGGCAGGTGACTGCCACCGTCTACGACGGCTGGTACCACGGGCGTACCACGTACTGCGGTGGCACCTACCGCCACTGGGATGTGTCCGCCGCCCATCCATGGCTGCCATGCGGCACTCGCGTCACAGTGCAACACCGCGGGCGTCTGCTCACCGTGCCAGTCACAGACCGCTGCGACTGCGGGTCGCTGGATCTCAGCGCTGGCGCCGCATACCGACTAGGCGTGCCGCTAGATGGCACCGCAACTGTGTCGATCCGTTACTAGGCAAGGTTGACCACGGCGGCGCATGGTGTAGGATATGGGGACAGCAGGCAACCAGTCCTGCACCCCACCCCGAGAACCATGAACGCTTCTGACTGGCACAACATTCTCCGCTGTGCTCGGCTTCGCAAAGAGCAATTCGGGACTTCACTGCGGTGGCCAAGCATGGCCGATTACCACCGCTATCAGCGCGAATACGACACATACATCATGGTTGGCGCAATGGCAGCCCGCGCCAAACGCCTAGCAAACTGACCCCACGCGGCCCGCCGGAGCCGATCCCAATCCGGCAACCACACATTGCGACCCCAACCATGCTTACAACCGCACTGCTAGTTATCTGGAAGCTGCTGCTGCCACTGCTGGTAGTAGTCGCCGTGATCGACTGGCTCACTGCCTCTGACGACCGCCGCATCCGCGTACTGCGCCGTACTGGCCTGAGCCAGAAGCGCATTGCTGATCGCCTCAACCTGTCCACCTATCGCGTCCGCAAGGCGCTGATGGCATGAACAATCTGAACCGCTTTGCCGTGCTGGCAATCATCTTCGGCGTCTGGGCAATGGCCTACGACACCGGCCGCCAGCAGCCCGCCTACAGCCATCACGCCTGCCAAGAACAACTCAAGCCATGACTGAAGCAGACATCTACTGGACATTTGCCACCGCCTACCAGCACGGCGGTGGGTTCTTCCAATCGCTAGCCGCTGCTGGCCTCAAGGCTGATCCCGGCAATAAGCGCCGCCTGCTGGATGCATTCCCCGAGCTGGTCGCCACCTACGGCACCGCCAGCCGGATGCATCGCCAACTGCGCAGCGGTGCAGCGGTATGACTAGCAACGCTGACTACCACGCCGACCCAGCAGTTAGTGCCAGCCACCTGCACGCAGTGGCTAAATCTCCCTACCACTACTTCAGCCGCTACCTCGACCCGAAGCGCAGCGCGCCGGAACCAACTGCTGCCATGCGGCTTGGATCGCTGGCGCATTGCGCAGTGCTGGAACCCGAGGAGCTTGGCAAGCGCTACAGCCGCTGCGCACCGCGCAATACCAAGGCCGGCAAGGAGCAAGCGGCAGAGCTTGCAGCGCGTGGCATTGAAGCTGTGACCGATGCAGATTGGTCGTTGGCGATTGCCATGAACAATGCCGTCAGGCAGCACGCCGCAGCAGCAGCACTGCTTGCCCATGGCAAGGCTGAGCAGTCCTTCTGGTGGGATGACGCTGCTACTGGGCTGCGCTGCAAATGCCGCCCTGACTGGTACGCCGGCGCCACTGTGGTGGATCTCAAGACCACGACGGATGCCAGCCCTGCCGGCTTTGCCCGTAGCGTGGCTACCTTCCGCTACCATGTGCAAGCGAGCCACTACCTAGCCGGCTTACACGGTGCTGAGCGGTTTGTGTTCATTGCCGTTGAGAAGACTGCTCCGTACGCGGTTGCGGTCTATGAGCTTGATGCCGCGGCCATGGCTGCTGGTGATGAGCTACGGCAACGTGACATGCGCGTGATTGCCGACTGCCAAGCCACCAAGGAATGGCCGGGCTACGGCGATCACTGCCAAACGCTCAGCCTGCCTTCATGGGCATTAACTGCCAACCCAACTATCACATCCGATGACTTCTAGCATCACGCTCTGGACACCAGAGCAAACGCAGCTGATCTCAACCACCATTGCGCCTGGCTGCAGCAATGACGAGTTGCGCCTGTTTGCCTACGCCTGCCAGCGCACTGGGCTGGATCCGTTCAGCAAGCAGATCTACGCCATCAAGCGTGGCGGCAAGATGACCATCCAAGCCGGCATCGACGGCTTGCGTGCCATTGCTGAGCGCACCGGCCAGCTTGATGGCAGCACCACTGAGTGGTGCGGCGAAGACGGCCAATGGACTGATGTATGGCTGGGCAGCAAGCCACCTGCTGCGGCTAAGACCACTATCTGGCGCAAGGGTGCCAACCATCCATTTACAGGTGTGGCACGCTTTGCTGACTACAACGCCGGCCAAGGCTTGTGGTCCAAGATGGGCGCCGGAATGATCGCCAAATGCTCTGAGGCATTGGCACTGCGTAAGGCGTTCCCTGCCGACATGTCCGGTGTCTACAGCACCGATGAAATGCAGCAGGCAGAGGTGGAGCCCGTCACGGTGACCGCTGCGCCTGCACCAGCGCTCCCCGCAGGCGACGCCAAGTTGTTCCAAGCCGGTAAGGCTGCGATTGCCAAGGCCGACACCTTGGACAAGCTGCAGGAGGTGGTAGCGCGCATGGATAAGCGCAAGCCTGATCTCAGCGATGAGCAGAACGATGAGCTGCTGCGTCTTGCTGTAGAGCGCGAAGCGGTGCTATCCGACACGCCATCGGAGGATCCCTTCGCTGATGACTGAACCATTCCTCACTACTGATGAGCTGGCAGCACGTTGGGGCTTGAAGCCAGCAGCCATCAAAAACCAGCGTGCACGCGGTATTGGCCCTGCTTACATCACTGCACCACGCATTGGCCTACCAGCAGGCACGCCACGTGTTCGCTATCCCCTTGCACAAGTCTTGGCTTTTGAAGAAGCCAATGGCATTACACCACTGAACTGACATGAGCCTTTACGCAACCGGCATTGTTCGCATCATCACCGACCCGCAACTACGCGCCTTTGAATCCGGTACAATGGTTGCCAACTTCGCGGGTGGTATCCAGGAAGGCAAAGACAAGGACGGTAACTGGATCAATAACGCAATCGACTGCGAGATCTGGGGCAAATCTGCTGAGCTGATCGTTGATAAGCTCAAAAAAGGCGACAGCATCCTTGTGACCGGTGCCGTACGCCGGCAAGAGTGGAATGACAAGGAAACCGGTGCCAAGCGCAGCAGGCATGTGCTCAGCATCCAGCGCTTTGAATTCATGCCACGCGGCGCAGCAACCACCAGCGAGGAGCCTGTGTTCTGATGAATCAAATCACACTTGATATTGCATTCAAGGAGTGGTGGGAGGCGTCCTACGGGCGCCCTCCCGGCACCCATGCAGTGATGACACACGTGGCATTTGCCGCGCATATTCTTGAACTCCTGGAGCTGACGCAAGATATGGCAGAGGCTTTAGGTGATGAGTGATCTCGTCAACCATCCGCCGCATTACAAGCACGGCGACATTGAGTGCATCCAGGCCATTAAGGCAGCGCTCGGTGATGATGGCTTCCGCGCTTACTGCAAAGGCAACGTCATCAAATACCTGTGGCGCGCTGAGCACAAGGGCAATGCCGATCAAGATTACGGCAAAGCCGACTGGTACATGCGCAGGTTGCTGCTGCATGTAGATGAGTGATCCGTTTAAGCGCGGCGAGGCAAACTACGCCGCGTTTCTTACAGAAGATCACGTGCGTGAACTGCGCCAGTTGCGTGTTGCTGGCAACAGCTACAGACAACTGGCAGAACGCTACGGCATCGACAAAAAACACGCATGGCGCATCTGCCAACGCATTGCATGGAGCTGGCTGGATTAGCCAGGATCACCACCCACTCAACCAATGACCATCCTTTGCGACTACGAGATCAAAGCGCTGTGCACCGACGGCATGGTGCCGAATTACGACGAGGCATTGATCAATCCTGCCAGCCTTGACCTACGGCTTGGTGACACGATCATGATCGAGTCTGCCGAAAACCTCAACATGCGGCCGCTCAGCATTGCAGGACGCACGGCGGAAAATCCGTACGAGCTCAAGCCTGGGCAGTTCATCCTTGCGCAGACGATTGAGGTGTTCAACATGCCGGAGAACATCGCCGGCCTGTTCTTCCTCAAGTCAAGCCGCGCACGCGAAGGCTATGAAAACCTGCACGCCGGTTACGCCGATCCAGGCTGGCATGGCAGCGTGCTGACCTTGGAGCTGAAGAACTCACGTCAGATCCTGCCACTGCCGCTTTGGCCTGGCTTAAAGATTGGGCAGATGGTGTTCTTCCGCATGAGCCAGCAGCCGGTGACCAGCTACAGCGTCACAGGCCATTACAACTCAGACATCACGACGACGGCCTCGAAGCAGTTCTTCAGCGGCATCTAGATGCCACTGCTCTAGACCAGTCCGCAACGCTGCCGACGCTTCCTGCACAAGCCAGTGGATTTGAGACCGCTGGCTTGCTTCTTGCTCGGCTAGCAGCAGCGCATATTCCAACAGTCCGCCCCAATCTGCTGCAGCATGTAACGCACGTAGCCGCGCAGCATTGGCAGCGCCGTGGAATTGTGCTTCCATTGTATGCACTAACGGATTCTCCATGCCTGACGCTATTGGTGACTACTTGAACAGTATCGCGCGGTATCCATTACTCACACCGCAACAAGAGATACAACTTGGCCGCCGCGTCTCAAAGTGGAGAGAATTAAAGGATCTTAAAAGACCTTTAACGACACAAGAACGCCGCGAACTGCGCAGCGGCGAACGCGCACGGCAAAAGTTCATGCAATCCAACCTGCAGCTTGTAGTGCATGTTGCACGCAAGTACAGCAGACGCAACACGCAAACGCTTGA